ACAGCGCCGTTGTAGAGATACTCGGCGAGGTGTTCTTCGGTCAGCTCGTCGGCCAGCGCGAGGTCGTTCCAGTCGCGCTTCTCGCCTTCTCCGTCTGGTCGGACCTGCGCGGCACCGGCTTCCCAGCCGTCCTCGCGTGCGCGCTTCACAAATTTGCGAGTGAAGCTGACGCCCGCTTTGCCGACGTCGAAGGCGAATATGATCTTGGGCGGCGCTTTGCCAAGGTCGGCCGCAGCGCGGCGCAGGCCGTCGAGCGCGTTCTCCGGGTAGTTGTTGCAGCTCATGAGGCTGACGGCGGGCTGGCCACCGGTCTGAATCATGGCGATCGAGTCGAAGATGCCCTCGACGCACCAGATCGTGTCGGCTGCTGCGAGCTTGTCGATCGGCAGCATCGACCACCATTCGCCTTTGTAGGACCCGCCGAACGCGAAGTTCGCTTTCTTGTCCCCGAACCGGCCGGGCTGATCGATCAGCCGCTCCCAATAGGTGCCACCGGGCAGGGGAAAGCGAACGGTCGCCGAGCCGATCCCGAGCTTGCGATCGTGATACGCCTCCTGCGTGTAGAGGCCGCGCAGGCCGAGCAGATCGAAACCGCGGGCGTGCGACAGGTAGGCGTCAGCAGCGGCATTGGGGGCTTCCGGCGTCTTGACGTGACGCTTCGACCAGTCGTCGAAAATCTCGGGGTAGAGCGACTTTACCGCGAACGTCTCGCCGCATTTGTCGGCGCGTCCGCAACGCAAGATCCAAGGCTTGTCGGCGTTGGACCACAGCACGTCCTTCTTGCCGCAACCGCCATGCTCGGCCGGGCATCGCCCGCCGCGCAGATAGGTGCCTTTCACCTGGAGGCCGAAGTCGGCCTTCAAGCGGAGCAGCAGGTCTTTGTGCAGATCTGAACGCATGGGAGGGGGCAATTCTTTCGGGCAAGCGGAGAGCGTTCCCGGCGACAGGGTCGCGCCGGGTGAATCGAGGCAGTGCGGGGTCGGTCGCGGCGGGTGCCGCGGGGGATCAGCTAGGGACGGGGGTGATCGCTGCCGGCAACGTCACGACGTCGTCATTGGCGGGTGGCCGGGTGTCGTCATTCGCCGGGACCGGTCGTGTCCGGCAGACGTTCGGGTTCGAGAAAGGGAGGCGGACTTCCGGGTTCGGACAGGCGCTCGGCACTATTGTCCGGATAACCTGCAGCTCGGCGACGAACACATGGCCGCATTCGTCGTTCTCGCAGCGATAGCGAATGTGACGGACCGTCGTGGTCAATGCCGCGCTGTTACGGATGCCGGCTGGACCGGCGCAATGCGGGCAGGAAAGGCCGGGAATTCTGTGCTTGGTAGGCTTCGAGATAGTCATTGGGTCCTCCCGGTTTTCGCTGCGATCGACCCCGCGCCGAACGTGACAAAACTGGCGAGCCTCCGCCGGATCGCGGCTATCGCGCTCTCGGCCTGCTCGACCTCTGCGACGGCGCGGTAGATATCGCGCGGCGAGGCATTGGAATTGGTAACGGCCAGTCCGGCCGCGATGGCTTCGCCCGATTCACGAGCGAAGGTGGCGATATCGTTTGCCAGCTCGCGGTGGCAGGCGGTCGCCGCGGCTATCGTGACGTCGAGCTGATGGGCGAACGCGTCAAGGAACGGCGCGCCGTCGCCACCTGCCAACCGATATGCAGCATCAAGCTGCAGGGCCTGGTCGATCGTGGGGCGTTTGTTACTCGTTTCTTCGGACCAGTTGCGCACGCAGCGATCAGACCGTCTCACGATCGTTCGGCAGGTGGCGAAGGAAAGCACGCCTGCAACGCGGGTCATCGCGTCGGCGAACGTGCGGGGTGTCCGAACGCTGGTCATGCCCGCGCGCTCCGGTGCGAAATGTCATGCCGATCGCACGCGATCTCGGTGGCGGCATCCGGTACGGAACAGGTCGTAAGTTCGGACGGATAGATATCGGGGCGAAGATGACTGCGGGGAATGCCAGTACCAGCCTCCGCCTTCAGCACGAAGCGTTCAGGCAGAAGCGACCTATTACGAAGAAGCTGGGAGATATTTCCCTGCGAGCATTTGCAGATCATCGCGAACGCTGTCTGTCCCGCGGCTCGTGCTACGGCCCCCTGGAAAGCGGCAAACGCCGCCTCGTAGGCCTCACTCGAAAGGTCATATCGTTTCATCATGAACCAGCGATATTAGCAAACTAATTCTTCTGCAATAGCGAAATGTATAAGCTGGCTTATTTAATCGCGTTAGAGAGGGGAATGGGCATTTTGGCGGAGAGGTTACGGCTAGCGATGGCCGATCGCGGGTTGGACCAACCCCAGCTGGCGGCGGCAGTTGGCTGCTCGCAGGGCGCGATCAGTCAGATCCTGACCGGAAGCACCCAGCGCTCGCGATTTTTACCGGATATAGCCGATCATCTGCGCGTATCGCTAAAGTGGTTGAAGGGGGAAACCGAGGACCGCGAAGCATTGTTAGAGCGGCTCACGACTGAGGAAATGGTCGAGCAACTAGAGCTTGTCCCGATCGCACTGGTTGATCAGGCTTATGGCATGGGTGCTACATTTGCCGATGACCGTATACAGGTCGAGGTCGTCCATTTTCCAAAGCTATGGATCGAGCAACTTACCCATACTGCACCGGCGCACCTTGCCTGGGCGCGCGGCCGAGGTGACTCGATGTCCCCGACTATCAACGATAACGACATGGTGTTGATAGACCGCTCTGAGCGCCGGGTAGAGGATCAAGACCTGATCTGGGCCTTCACGATTGGCGACATGGCCATGATGAAAAGACTGCGTATCCGCGGTGATAAAGTGACGATCCTGTCGGACAATAGCGATGTTCCGCCGGATACGGCGCATCCGGATGAGATCAATATCGTAGGACGCGTAACGCGTGTGGTGAAACCCGTATGAAACACGCTTTTTACGCCGTGATTGCGTGCTTCCTTGCCGGCTGCAACTCGAGCCAAGAGCCTGACCAGAAAGTTTCCGTTTCGAACGCGACGTCGATCCCCAAAATAGGGGTGGATGAAAGTCTACTGCCTATACTGAATGTCGATATCAAAATTCCAGAGCATGAACCTGCCCGCCTTGATATGTCAGCCGTCGGGGAGGCTGTTCAAAAGGCGCACTCGCAGATTAGCGAGAAAACAACATTCATAAATTTTACCGTAAGTGGTTCGAACTCGGCGAAGTGGATGCACTTCACTATACCGGCTGGTGAGTATAGAGATGCCATTAAACGGAATAGGCCAAGTGGGTATTTTCTGTTGCTTGGCCGAGAAGTCGGTTTCAATACGATAGGCGCCGAGAACGCGGCCCAAAAATATTGCGCAGGTGCATCCAACGCGTTCTGTGATCAACTCTGACCGCCCCCGCGGGCCCGACATAGGGCGCCCCTAGGCCGCGGTTTCAAGCGTCAAGCCAGTCGTGAAACCGCGATCGGCAAGCAACTCGTGGGTAACGTCGGACACCAGCCACTTTACCGCGTCGATGGTGGTCTTGAAACCGATGACCGTTACCGGTCGGTCGGGATATATCTCCAACCGTCCCAACGCCAGGCCGAGATCCAGCGTGCGGGGCTCGCGTGCGGCGCGTCCATGTTCGGCGGTCGCGGCGCGTCGCGCGGCATCCTCGCTCGAATAGGTGCGCGCCAGGCGCTTCGTTTCGCCCGTGCCGCTGCCAACCGTAATGGTCTTTTTCCTCGCGCCCTTCCGATCGTGCCAGTCGGCTGACACGCTAGCAGCCTCGTCGCGCTTCTGGATGCGGAAGCTATGCCGATCGCCGTCGCCGCGCCGGATAGTAATCCCGGGGATTTCCGCGCCCGTCGCGGTCGTGGCAGCGCCAGTGGGCGCGAAGATCAGCGTGCCAGCCTTCACTGTCGCAGTGGCGTCATTTTCCCGCCCTAAACGCCGCAGGAGCGCGATATCGCTTTCGCGAGTCTGGGCCATGGCCTTGACCGTGATCGACGCCAGCGTAGGCGCGCAGCGGGGCGTCAGCCGGTTGCGGGCGGCAATCTCCTTTACGATCGCGCCGAGCGTCGTGTCTTGCCAGCTCTTTTCACGGCGTGTTGCGATGGCGCTGGTGAAGTCCGCCGCACGCGCGCGGATTACGATCTGGTCGGGCGGGCCGCTATGCTCGACCTCATCGACGGTGAACTTCCCTTTGTCTACCAGGCCAACCGTTACGTCGCTCCCAGCGGACCAGCCGAGCTGCACTCTGAGTGTCACGCCGGCGCGCGGTATCGCTTGCATGCCGTCCGAATCATCGATCGTGATCTCAAGCTGGTCGGCGTCGCCCCCGCGCTTCTCGCTCAAACGTAATGAGATCAGACGTGGACGTATCCGGTCGGTCAGATCGATTTCGTCGAGCGTGACCTTGAAATCGGGCACGTTGTTGATGGCGGTCATGCCGCACCTGTGGCGGTATCGGCGATTTCCAGCAGCTCGATGCCGAAGTCGATTCGACGAGGTGTGCCGTCGGGGAAGAACTCCTTCATGCCCTCATCTATACCGGTAATGACGAAGGCACCGAACACCAGGCCGGTGCCATCGATCAGCGGCCAAGCCTCGCCCTGCATCGCCATATCGCGAAGTTCGTCGAGTGATGCGCGCCCCGCCATCAATTCGGCATAGGCGGTGCCCGACAGGTTGATCGTATCGTTCTCTCGACCAACGAATTGAGTCGCGTCGATCGCCCCGATCCGCCCGCTACGCGCATGGCGCCAGCCACTTTTGCGCTGCTGCTCCTGGTAGGCCAGCGTCGGAAGCGAGAATACGAACATGCCGAGTGCCATCATATTCACAGGTCGGCTCCATCGGGCAGGTCGGAGAAGGACGATCGCATCATGGTGCGCTGACGACTTTGTGCGCGTTCGAGGGCACGTTCTACGGCCGCCGCGAGAGCCTGTTCGCTTTGGCCTGGCGCGCCATAGACATTGATGATGATAGGGGCAGGTGTTGGCGCCGCGCGGCTGTAAGATGCGGATCCGCCAGGTGCGGCTGCTGCGGACGGCGATAGCGCGGGAAGAGCCGACCCTACCGCCAGCGCGGTGGACAAGCGACGGGACAGCGTATCGATCCGCCGCGGCGCCGCATCCTCATTACTCATCACGCCGGGCGGGCGCAGCGAGGCTGACGACATGGCACCGGTAAGGTTGCGCGACAGACGATCGATGCGACGCACGGGATCGCCGGCACCGCCCGCGATGCCCTTACTAAGGCCCTCCATCATGAACCCGCCGAAGCCGGCGAAGACACGGGACGGCGAGCGTATCCCCAGTTTCTGCTTGAACCAGTTCGCAGCCGACGATGCGGCTCCGACGATCGTCGCCTTCAGCGCGCCAAGCATGCCGGTGATGCCGTTGATCATCCCCATGATCATATTCCGTCCGAACTCGCCAAAGCGCGCCGGCAGCGCGCCGAACCAGCCGAGGACACCGGTCACGATACCGACGATGCCCTGCCATAGCGAGCCGAACCAAGCGGTGATCGGCCCCCAGTTGGCGTAGACCAGGTACACGGCGCCCGCGAGCAGTGCGATCACCGCGACGATCGCGAGAACGGTGCCGAGGATCGGTAGCAATCCGATCGACGCGGTGCCGCCCGCAACACCCATTGCGATCAGACCTGCATTTAGGATGGCTATAGGTCCCATGATCGCAGCGATGACGATGGCAAAGCCGCCCAGAACGATGAACAGCAGGGCGAGCACCCCCGCGCTGATCGCGATAGCCTTCGCCAGCACCGGATGACGCTCCGTCCATCGGGCGAGACCGCTGGCAAGAACCGAAGCGCGCTGCGTAATCGCGTTGACCGCCGGCAACAGCATCGAGCCGAGCGACACCGCCAGCACCTGCGCGTTAATCTTGAGCTGCTTGGTCTGTTCGGCCGAGTCCTTCATGCGCTCGGCGAAGTCGGTATCGGTCGTCCCCTTCGCGCCAGCCGCGGTCGCGCGGATACGGCGATATTCCTCCATGTTCTGTATCAGCGGGCGCAGGCCCTGTTGGACCTGCGCGTCTTCGAACAGGAAGCCGATCTTGCCCAGATCGCCGCCCGTCGCCTTCTTCGTCAGTTCGGCAATGGCCTCGAGCGGCGTCTTGCCGTCCGCATAGGCCTTCTTCAGCGCGTTCGGCAGATCGATGCCGAACTTGGAAAACGCCTTGATCGTGGCTGGCGAGGCGATCTTCTGGATGATGTTCGCGACGTTCGAGGCGGCGGTCGACGAATCGCCGGCACCTTTCCGTGCGATCTGCAGCGCCGCGGCGAGATCTGCGACTGCACCGGTACCGGTCTGGCCGAGCGCCTGGTAGCCGGCGGTCAGCGCAGGGAACGCGCCCGCCATGTCCTTGATCTCGAACGCGCCGCTTTTGCCGGCCTGCGCCATGATGTCGATGACGCGCCCGGTCTGCTCGATCGGCACCTTCAGATTGTCGTTGGCGGCAAATGCCGCGGCGGACAGGTCGGCGATCTCTGCCTTGTAGGCGGTCGCCGCGCGTCCGATCGGCTTCATCATCGCAACCGCCTTGGTCGGATCGAGGCCGAACCCCGCCAGCGTGTCGACGCCCTTCTGCAATTCGTCCGGCATCTGGTTCGCGGCGCGCGCAGCCGCGAGCAGGTTGCGCCCCATGCGTTCGGCACGATCGCGGCCGAGATCTGCCTTCTGGGCGATGTCGGTCATGACGGACTGATATGCCTGCGCGTCCTCGACCGCACCGAGGATCGGACGTGCGAGCGTCCGGCCCGTCGCGATGCCGGCCGCGCCGCCCGCGGCAATGCCGGTCGCCATGTTCTGCGTCCGCGCGAACCCGGCGCGTGCCCTCGCGAAGCGGGTCTGGCGTTCGTCGAGGCGGTCGAACTCAGCGCGCTGCTGCCCCATCGTGACGGTCGTGGCAGCGATGTTGTCGCGCAGCCTCTGCTCATGGGCGCCGAGGTTGCGGACATCGACGCCGGCCGACGTCAGCGCCGACCGCATGCGCGTCAGCTCCGCGCTGTGCTCCTCGCTGGCGTGGACGAGCTTGCGTTCCGCGGCCTCGGCCGACGCGAGGGCGTTGGTCATGCGCTTGGTCGGCGCATCGGTGCGGGCGATATCGTCGCGCAAGGCCCGGATGCGGCGACGGGCATCGTCGATCTTCCCGAACATCTCGCCGCCCTTGGCCTGGCCGATCCGGAACTCGCCGATGGCGCGGGCCTGTGCGCTCAGATCCCTCAGGCCCTGCCGGGTGACCTTCAGCGCCGCAGCCGCCTTTGCGGATCCGCCGACGATATCGCGCAAGGGCTTGGTGACCTTGTCGCTCGCCTCGAGCAGCATGCGGATCCGGAGGTTGCGGTCCATGGCGTCAGCTTTCCGGGTTGTGCCGCTCGGCTGCACGCGTGCGCCAGCGCATCAGGTCGGCGATCGTCATGTCGTCCATGGCGGCGGGGGGCCAATGGAAGACGATCGCGAGATCCGCCATAGCGTCGTCGACTAGCATTGGGAGTCCTGCTCCTTCGCCGCCTTCGGCAGCAAAAAATCCTGAATCTCCATGCCGAACTGCGTCAGGTCGGCGGGATCGAGATTGTTGATCTCGGCATCGCTCAGCGGCGGGATCGTGATGCGCGGCAAGAGCTTGGCGGTCGCTGCCACGTTCATCTGTACCAGGTCGGCGATGTTGAGGCCGCGCAACTCGCCCGAGCGCGGACGGCGGATCTTCACGGTATCGATCTTCTGATCCCCGCGGGCGAACGGGAAGTCGAGGTTGACGGTAGCAAGTTCTGGGGTGGGGTCGCTCATGCAAAATTCCTTGGATTGAGGCGGGGGTGGTCAGAAAGCCGGCGCTGGCGCCGCGGCTTCCTCACGTGATGATGTCGCGCATGTCCGCGAGACGATCGACGCCACCGACGATGTGAACCATGTTCAGGACGTCGATCTCGATCAGGACAGCGCCGTTCCACTCGAGGCGGTAGTAGACGAGGGCCATCTTGACCTTGAACTCGCCGCCCTCGCCGACCTTCTGCTCGCCCATGTCGATCTCTTCGTGGCGACCGCGTACGGTGACCTCGATCGCGTCAGACGTGCCGGCCCCGTCGTTCTGATACTGGCCGGCGAAGCGCAGGAAGAGACCGCCGATCGTCGACGCGGTGGTCTGCAGCAGGACATCCCGCAGCGGACCGCCGGCGGTGAATTCCAGCTCCATCGCTTCGGCGCCCATGTCGACCTTCACGGTGCCGTCCATGCCACCACCGCGATACTCCTCGAGCTTGCGAGTGAGCTTGGGCAGCGTGACCGAGGGTACCTCGGCGAGATAGCTCCGGCCTTCGTTGAACAGGTTCATGTTCTTCAGTTTGCGCGGCAATGCCATGATCGGTTCCTAGATTTCGGGTCGGGAATGCGGCAGCGTCAGGCGACGGCGAAGTCGGCGAGATAGCTGTCGGTGATCCGCTGGGTGAGCAGCAGGTTTTCGAGCGGCGGGACCGGCGTGTAATTGTAGTCGATGGTGACCTTGCCGGTCTTCAGCGTGGCTGCGGTGTTCTTCGACGCATCGAACCAGGCGAGCCCGTCAATGATCTGGCCGGCGCTCCTCATCGTGCGAAGCGTGCCGTTGATCGTCTCGACGATGTCCTTCACCAGGCTGGGGCGCAGGGGCTTGTCGATCGCCCACATCATGCCGCCCGCGATCGTATCCATGAGGACCTGCGCGGTGCGGGTCGCGGACTCGAAGGTGAAGGGCGAGGTTGGATCGACGGTCGTGCGCGAGCCCCAGAACCGGAAGCCACCGCCGCTACGGATCAGCGCGGTAACCTGCTGCGCGTTGAGCAGGTTCGCTTCGCAGTTCGGATCCTGCACGTCGAACTGGATGTCCTTGGTCAGACCGGTCACGCCGACGACGGGAACGTTCGACAGCGTCTTGTGCCAGCCCTCGTCCTGATCGATGCGGGCGCGCATACCGAGCGCGCGGGAGACGGCGAAGCTGGTGGCGTTGGCGCTGGCTACCGTGTCGAAGGCGACGAAATCGGGGCAGATCAGCATCAGCTCGCGCGCGCTGAAACCGGCGCGATAGGCGATGGCCGCAGCGATGTCGGCGCCGATCGCCGAGGCGTAAGCCATGCCGCGAAGCTTTTGCGCGACCACGACGAGCGCGGTCGTGACCGCCAGCGTATCGAGACCAGGGCACCCGAGGATGCGCGGCTTGACGCCGAGCTGCGCCTCGGCCGCCAACAGCGCCTGCATGCCGGTCTTGAGGCCGTTGACCGTCCCGCCGATGACCGCGGTATTGGTTGCGGCTGCATCGGCCCCGGCGGTGACGCGTACGACGACGACGGGTGCGGTCGCCTGGTCGGCAATCGCCTGTAGCGCTAGGCGGAGCGTGCCGGTCGTGCCGGCGATGCCGATGGCTGCGGCGATGTCGGTCACCAGCACCGGCCGATTGAGCGGGAAGGCGGCATCGAGCGCGGCGCTGGGGGCACCGGCGGGCGCGGTGGCGGTCGCGACCAGACCGATGACGGCGGTCGCGACCGCTACGAGCGAGCGCGCGCCCTCGGTAACTTCAGTGACGGTGATTCCATGCTGGTAGGCCATCGAAACAGATCCTTTCAGGCGTATGCGGGCAGCGCGCCGGCGAGCGGGATAGAGAGACGGGTGCGGGCGGCGACCGCGGGAACGTCTGTGCGGCGGACGTCGAGGATCAGCGCGAAGCAGGCCGGGCCGACCTGCTGGATCGCGACGTTCGACAGCGCGATGCGCGGTTCCCAGCGCAGCAACGCCAGCGCGGTCGCGGCGAGCAGGCGCATACGCCCGGCCGGGTTCATCGCTTGGTCGATCAGATCGGGAAGCAGGGATCCATAGTCGCGCCGTGCGATGCGCGATCCGATGGGCGTCGACAGGATGTCGGCGATCGACTGGCGCAGATGCTCTACGCCGTCGAGCGGGGCACCGGTGCGGGCGTCCATCCCGTTCATTGCGGCGGACCCGACACTGCGGCGCCCGCTTGGACGCCGGTGTGCTTATGGTTCTTGAGGCTCTTGCCCCCGCCGATCACGTCGTCGCTGGCGGTCGCTTTACCAGTGATCGTGACATCGCCGGTGATCGCGACGGGACCTGTGATGTTCAGCCCGGCGGGCGCGACGATATCAGCGCTGGCACCTGCGGGGAGACGTACGACCAGATGGTGAGCAACCGCGTCGTACGAGACGATCGCGCCGTCACCGAACTGGATCAGGTCGATATCGTCGGCGGAGGGCGCAGGATTCGCGTCGGAAAACAGGCCGAGGATGGCAACGCCGCCATCGGTATCGCCTTCTGGGCAGATCAGGAGGCATTGCTCGCCGATCGTAGGCGGTGACCAGATCTTGGTATTGCCGGCGCGCTGGACGATCCAGCATACATCGCCGCTGACGATCTCGCCGATACGCACGCGGCACGTCGCCTCGGCACGATCGACAGATTCGATCGTGCCGAGACGTACGATATTACCGATGATGCGGCGGGGATCCGGCAGGGGAGTCATGGTGCCGGACAATGGCGAGCGCGGGCCGGTCGCGCGCTGGCCTAGCGGTGTGAGATGCTATTCCACATCCAAAGGCTCGAGGTCAGCCGGCGCGTTGGCGATCACACCGGCGTCGATCTTGGCGGTGACACCGTGGCCCACGTCCTCGACACGAGCGGCAGTCGCTGCAGCGTCATACGCGCCGTCATTGTCGAAGCACGCGTTGACCAGGCGATCGTGCGTCACGCCGGCATGTTCGAAGCGAACGGGCACATTCCGCAGGTCGGGATCATAGGGGCCGATTGTCGTCTTCATTGGGTGCTTCCTTGTGCTGTTCGCGTCGGGGTTAGGCAGGCCAGTTGGCGTCTGCAGAGACGACAAACGTCGCGAGCTTCGACGCGGTCATCTTGGCGATCGACGCCTCGAGGATATCGGATGCGTTGCGGATGACGTCGATCGCGGTGCGCCTGGCTACTGCGGCGTTCAGGCTGGCCGCATCGACCTTCGCCCCGATAACGACCGATCCGAGTGCCGCCCGCGCGAGCGTGGCGTTGTCGTTGGTCTGCTGCTCGATCGACGCGACCGCGAGTATACGCCGGCGGGCCTCCATCTTTACCGATCCGATCGCGATGCCGCGGCGGGTGTCCAGAGATAGGATGACCTTGCGTGCGCAGGGCGTGACGCCGTCCATGTCGGGCTGGATGACCGCGCCGTCGGACTGGTCGGCCAGCAATTGGGTATGCTGATCGAACGTTATGGCGACCGCATCCGCCGGCAGGACCTTATGGATACGCGAATCGTAAAAGCCGCGGGCTGCCGCGCTGTAGAACATCGTCATGTCGTGACCCTCAATAGCCGATCGCAAGCACCCAAGGGGCGCTTTGGATCGTGTCGGACGTTCCGATCAGGTTGCGTTGAACGACCACGCTGGCGTTCCCCGGCGCTGCTGCCAGTTGATGAACCGCGTCGGATGTGCCGCCTGGCCCGGCGAGGACGTCAGACACCTGAGCTGCCACGCAGGCGTTCGGGAACGTGGTCGGAAAGTTCAGCGTCTGCGTCGCTTCACCGGTCGTATAGCTGCCGCGCACCCACTGAACGATGAGTCCGGCTGGAAAGACCTGATAGCCGTTGCCGCCCAAGAAACGAGTAGTGAAGAATTCCGGGATGTTCTTGTCGAAGACGAAGCTCCCCTGATCGTCGTTGTCGACCTGCGCCTTCAGGCGGGCTCCCGACCAGCCAATGCGAACATCGTTGTTGCCCTGTCCAGCACCGCCGCCCTGCTGGACGGGGCGGTAGCCAAGCCGCGAGACGATGTCCGCGTAATAGGCACCTTCACGGCCATCGAGCAGATCGGCATCGAAGCCCGAGCCCGCACCGTCGTTGCCGAGGTGCATAATCAGCTTGTCGGAGATGTAGCCATTGCCACTGAAGTCGAGGCTAAAGCCATTCACTGCGCCGGAGAACGTCTGACCGTTGAAGCCCATGAAGAACCGGTTATCCCGGGCGCCCATCCAGTATCGCGACTCAGCGCCCACCTGGAACGACGTCGCGGCAGAACCGGTCTGCGAGTAATAGGTACTAGTTGGCAGTGTTACGGGCGCGTTGAACGTCACAGGTCCGGTGAACGTGTCTCCCGCCTTGTTCGCCGGCGTATAGCCCAGGCGCGCTGCGATGTTCGTATAGAAGCTACCCTGCTGGCCATCGAGTAAATCGGCGTCGAAGCCCGAGCCCGCACCGTCGTTGCCGGTATGCATCAGCATGTTGTTGCCGACGTAGCCGACGCCGTTGAAATCAACGACAAAGCCATTGCGCGACCCGGAGAAGGTGTTGCCGTTGAACCCCATGTAGAAGTAATTATCGCGGGTACCGACGTAATATCGGGTATCAGTTCCGACTTGGTACGACGACGAGGTGGAGCCGGTCTCAGTGTAATAGGTTGCGTTAGGGAACGTGACGGGGCCGGTGAACCTGTCACCAGCCCTGTTCGCGGGGGCATAGCCGAGACGACTGGCGATATCGGCGTACCATTCACCCTGCCGCCCATCGAGCAGATCGGCATCGAGCCCAGAGCCAGCGCCATCGACCGTAATCAAGCGCGACAAGACGCTCGCAGCGGTTAAGATTGCGGCCATGTTCTTCGGCGTGAGGGCGCGTACGGCGTCCACCAGCGCGACGGCTTCGGCATCGGTTGCCAGCTCGACCACGCCTTGCGTGGTGGTGGTGGCGGGCGGG